TCAACAAGTCTTTGTGCTGACTTATCAAAGTATATACGGTGGAAGTTCATACGTGCTAACTTAATACCAGACTCTATGTCTGCTTTAGGCACGATACGTATATCCCATCCTAACTTCTTCATAATCTCTTCTGCTGATATACCATGCTTAAAGTCTTTAGACTGTCCGTCATGTGGTAAGAACATTGTACCCCAGTTATAGGATAAGTTCTTTAGTTGTGCAGAATAGCTATCTAATGTTCTGTGGTCATCTTCTATGTAACCAATGACTCTTAAATCTGATATACCTTTTTGGCATAGGATAACTGACATGCTGTCATTCCAACCTAAGTCCATTACTACATGAACTTTCATCATAGGGTCATAAGGTACAGTTGTGATACGACCAGCTTCTTGTGCTTCACGTATCTCGTTAGAGTATATAGCACCATCTACAGCAGCTTTACAATCACCTTCCCAGATGTTTGCATAGTCAGGGTTAGTCTTCTCGCTATGTAGACGTTCTATCTCTAGGACTTCAGGGAACCAAGGATTGTCAGTATAGTTTACTTTAACAACCTTAGCGTTCTCTGGTGGTTCTACCACGAATCTTATATATGTATCGTCTGTATCTATATTAGGGTTGAATGATACCCATATCTCTGAATTAGGTTTACGTATTGTAGGAATCAATATATCCCATGACTTCTTACTAACAGTCTGGGCTTCCTCTATCCATACGCAATCCACACCTTCGTATGATTTTATTGACTCAACCGTATTGTTTGCTAAACCTGTAAATACAAATAAACTACCGTTAAGACCACGTATCTCTGCTTCTAGAACTTCATAGAAAGCTCCTAGACCTAATGCTTGTATTTGGTCTGTTAATAATTGATGCACAGACTGACGAATACTACGTTGTATTTCTCTAGCACATAAAACACGTGTTGGCTCATTAGCTGCTTTTATAAGCAATGCTCTAGCAAAAGACCAGCTTTTCCCTGAACCTCTACCGCCATAAGCTACTTTGTATCTATGTGGCTCAAATAAGAAGTTTAATCTATCAGGAAATGTTGCATTAACCTTCATCTTTAGGCTTTACAAAGTCTATTGCAATGCTTATAGGTAAGTTAGAACCATCTAATCCTGTAATTTCTGTAGTTGCTACTGATTTGCCATCCATTCTGTCAAAGACTTCTTTGATAGCTGATACATCACCGCTCTCTGCTTTAGCTACTAATGCTTCTGTTACATTACGTAATCTAATAGCTTCTTCTTGTATTAATACACGTCTAAGTGTATCTGCTGCTAACCTATTGATTTTACTAGAATGAGTGTTGCCCTTATTTACTTCTGAGCTACGTTCTGCTGCTAGTTTTTTGCGTTCTTCGTTGTCCATTGTTATGCAACTCCTTATAGGTTGGTTGCCCTCTGTTATAGTTCTGAGTCTTTGTTGTTACCCTTGAGTGGGTATATCATTCTTTGGTATGTATCCCACCATTCTTGACTATAGTCTGTAGACTGATAGTCTTTAAAGCATGGTGTGCCTAATGTGTGATGCACTAACTTAGCATCTTTATTATATTCGTATTCTGTTTCTAGCCAATTCCATGTATCGTCTAGCTTGCCTACTTGTTCTTCAGGATATTTAAGCCATTCAAATCTATGTAAGTATTTACCTGTTTGTTCTTGTATAAACTGAGGTGTTAGTTTTTTGTTTAGCCAATGTGAGCAATTCCATAACATAACGCTTGACCAGTTCTTTTTAGGATAGTCTTCGTTCTTTGCACCTAAGTATTTAACTGGATGCTTTGTTGTGTAGTTATGCTTTACAACTTTAATTGCTTCGTCTATATCAAAGTTAGCTAGTATCTCCGCTATATCTGTTCGGCAAATCATATCGCCATCAACAAATAGTGCGATACCTTTAAAGTTGTTTAGATATGGCACTAGAAAGCGTGAATAGATAAATGCGTTACTACCGTCTGTATGTGTTTCTTTGTAATCTTTTAAAGTGTTTAGTGCTAGTGGTGTAAAACTTACCGGTATAGATGACTTCTCTATAACTGACTGGCAAAAGTTATGATAAGCAATTGGCTCTACCTTGCCATCATATCCTACATATATATCTAGTTTTACCACTTTACTTTGTTTGCCCAAAAAGCGGCACTCATTTTTCCTTTAGCTATGTTTTTAGCGTGTCTTGCCTTAAATGACTTTGCTCTATCTGTATTTGTTTTGTCACCACTTACGCCTTTTTGACCAAAGCGTATAAGTTTTTCTTGGTCACCATCTTTAGCTAATACTGCATGTGATTTAGTAGGATGATTAGGCGTTCTCTTAGGTTTATTATAACCAGAGAATGTTTCTTTGCCCTTCTTAATCATTTCTTCTTAGCTTTTATGTCTTTATAATGCACTAGCTTCTTAGATGAAGGTGTGTGTACTTTACCTGTAAATAATCCACTAGCCATTTTATGAGTAGCACCAGTCCACTCTGTGCCATTAGGCAAGTAATGTTTAACGCCTTTCATTTCTTTGCTTTCTTAACAGGCTTTGCTGTTTTAGCTGCTTGTTTAAATTGCATAGCTGTAGGTGCGCCTTTAGAGCCAACTTTCCTCATCTTTTCACCTGAGCCTGCTTTGATTCTTGCTCTCTTGGCTGCAATATTTGCATAAAGACCTGGTTTAGTAGCCACTTTTCATGCCTTTCTTTGCAGGTTTAGCAACTGCTTTTTTAGCTGTTTTCTTAGCGTATGATTTAGCTTCTTTTTTACCTTTTTCTGTGTAGGCAAACTTCATTTTTCCGACCATTGGCATGATTATTTCCTTTTCTTTTTATTTGCCATTGCAAGACCAATTGCAATAGCTTGTTCAGGGTTTGTAACTTTCTTAGATGACTTACCCATGTTTAAAGTTCCTGCTTTAAATTCCTTCATTACTTTCTTTACTTTGGCTGCTTTGCCCTTCATCATTGCTTTCATCTAGTTTCCTTAACTTAATAAATCGGTGGTCATATCTACAGTCGTTACATAGCGGATACTCGGTAGAGTCAAAAGGTTCACCGCATTGGTTGCATATTGTTACTGAGAATGTCATATAAAAGAAAAAGCCCAACCACGGAGAGAGTGCAGTCAGGCTTTTTTGGGATTACGTTATTAACGGACAGGAGTTGTCCAACAAATAGCATTATAGCAAACTTTATAAGAATAGTCAAGAACTTTATGCGTTTATTCTTCTTCCTGCCATAGTAAGTAAGTTATCGTAAGCCATTTCCAATTGCCAATGGTGGGCTATTTTTGGTTTAGCATCTAAGTATCTAGTATAAATAGCGTCTCGTTGAGGTTTATCTAAGCTATGTATGATAGCGTCTATAGTGCGTAAGTTAGACATGTCCTGAGCAGAACACATCTCTGCAAATGACTCACTTGTACTTTCGCCACCTGAAGACATGCCTATGCTTTTAGATGGATAACCTAACCTATGGTTATCTGACTTCATCCATAAAGCCCAATCATCCAAAATAGATAGTAAACGCTCCATACTAATCATATCTACCTAACGTATAAGTTATGCTTTCCCCAAATGTTTCTTGTGTAGTCTTTTGCTGTAAGTTGTGTTTAGCATCAGCTCCATTATGAATTGTAATGCTTTTTATCTGTGCATCTGTAAAGTTTGCTGTGTGTCCAAATATAGCTTGTAGTGGATGTGGTTGCGGAACGTAATAGTGCATAAGCCTATTGTCGCTGTCTTTGTATGCGTATAACAATCCTTCCATCTTCATAGCTACAAGCAAGTTTTTAATAGTGTGATAGTTAGCGTCTACATGTTCAGCTATTGCTTTTATAGTTTTAGGCTCTGTAAGATACTCTAATATTTTATCTTTATTACTCACGATACATCCTTAGTTTTACAATGCCATTTTTTCTTATCGTCCTGGTGCCAACCATGCACATGAATAGCCCAACCTGCCTTACGAACTACACCTACATTTTCATGGTCTGCTATCTTCTTTACTCTTGCCGACATATTACTTGCTGTGGTAGTTTGGACTGCTAATACTTCTTTATCTTTTAAGGCTAATAGGTCTATAAATCCAAACAAGTCTTGTCTTATCCTTGCAAATGCGTTCCAATGCTCTACAACTGCTACAGTATATCCCTCGTCACGTAATTTTTTAAGGCTTAACTGCGTTGGACTATTTGCCATCAAATTGACTTTTGTTAGGTTTAGATATTCCGTCTAAAAATCTCTTCTCTACGTCACCTGTAGCCTTATTAAGTTCATATTCATAAGCGTGTGGTGATACGTCAGGACTGTTATTTTTCTTTTTAAAAATCTTGTCCCAGTTATCTTGTGCTTCTTTTTCAGAAACTAACAACGGTCTTCTGCCAGAACCTTTACCCATTATTTAACTCCTATAATTTCATTTTCAAAAAGATATTGCATAGTTTTTATATATGCTCTATTCCACATATCTCTACGTTCTTCTTTTGTTAATTCTTTTCCATTATCAAGTTTAACATGGCACTCTATACATAATGCTGCAACTAAAGCGTCTGACACTTTAATGCCCATACCTTTGCCTTCATTTCTATGAGCAGCACAAACTGTTTCAGACATTATACCACAATGCTGACAAGGCAACTCTCTTAAAATTTTAATTAGTTTTGGGTTGCGATACATCATATCTTTTAAATTTCTCAGAAATAATTTTAGGAACAGTTGCATCCCAATTAATACTATGATGCAATCTTTTTTTGTTTTGACCCATTTGCCTTACTTTTACACTAGAAGGATTATACAAAACAGAATAAAAACTTTTAACATAAGTGCCTGAGCTTAAATAAATATCAGTTAAACCACCAGCATTACTTTGAGTTTGTTTTTGCTCAAGTCTTAACTGTGCAATTGTCATAAATAAATAACCCTTATAACCGAAATAACAATAAGCATTTACGTCTTCATTAATTCTACCAACAAATTGAAATGGTCTATTAACTGAACATAAAAAACTGTTCATAATTTTTCTTGATATTTGACCATCTAAAAATGTTTTACTTAAACCACTATTTTCACCACCTATAAAATCACCACCTTGAGCCATGCAAATTGATGTAAAAGATGTCTTCTTATAGAAATCTAACATAATTTTAAATATTTTATCTAAGTCTTGAATGTATTTATTAGTTACATATTTTTTATTATCATCAAATGACCATCTAAAGTCTGTATAATCATCATCAAGTTGCATAAAATATGTATAACCTAATTTTTTTGCTATGTCAAAGCAGGCATTTCTTGCAAACACAACTGCTCTTTTATCATCAAAACTATCGCCTATGTCAAATGTTTTTGCAACTTCATCTTTAGAAAAAGTTATTACTTGACTGCCATATGTTTCAATATATTTATTATGAGACTTATCTTCATCATCAATGATAATAAAAATCTTACCTGTATAATTTTTTTCTCTCAAAGTATTGTAAGTATAAACTCTGTCATGCCTATTGTTACTCAATATAAATACACAAAAATTATCTATCACTTTGTTCTTCCAAATATTGATTAGATAACTGATTATTTAAAGCAACAAAACCATATTCAATAGCTTTATCAAAATCAACAATTACTAAAGCTGATTGCTCCATTAATTCTTGCATTTCAGCACTTGAGTGTGCGTAATAATCTGCAATTTTTGCAAAACTAAATATAATATGTCTATATGCTGCCAAAGTTAAAAACTTTTTCTCATCTTCAGAAACATTTGAATTGTTAATCTTTTGTATTAACTTAATTGCTTTTAAATTATCGTACAACTCATAAATATTTGGTTTTTCATACTTAGGTACATATAATGGCACATCAACTTTTTTTGTATATGTTGTATCAATAAGATGCTGCTCATCATTATCAAACATTTCTAATTTTTGTTGTATTGTCATAGTTAATAATCCCAACCCCAACCAACAGTTTGACCCCATACCTCTACCTGTTGTTGGTATTCAGTCATTTCTGAAGTTGTAAGTTTTGTGGTTGATTTTATAAGTTCTACAGGAAATCCAGCTATAACTGTTTGATAACGCAACAGACGGTATGACATAAGCTCATGGACTTGTTGTTTATCCAATCCCAAATGATTTCCTAAACTTGTATACAATTCCCATAGTCTTTCGTTTTGCTCTAAACTACGGTTAAGTTTAGCATCTGTAACTGTTACTCTCCATCTATGAGTAAAGTCAAGTGCTTTTAACTTCTCCACTAGCATTGGAAGGTTTTCTTTTGTTAGCGACCACTTTATCATCTCTCCACCCCTTTGTTTTAAATACTTGCCCGTCTTTAGAAGTTGCTTTGTATTCTATGTCTGAACCAAATAGCTTTTTGCATTGCTTAATAAATTCATTTATAGTCATTACCAAGTAGCCCTTCTACCTTCAATCTTATATATATCCATAGCTCTGTTAAGAACTGCTGCATCATGGTGATATCTTTTTATAGACTGGTCGTTATCCTTACAGCGTTTAGCATGAAGTTTAACTCTCCATTGTTTGCGTATCTGATACATTAATCTTAACATAAACCATTTTTTATCAACAATCATTACGGACTCTCCCTATAACATAAAGTTTTTTGACTAAACCAAAAATTAAAAGAACCTTCCCATTGACCATTACGCTGTTTCTGAATAAAAACTTTAGCATCAGGAATAATCTTTAACTCGTCAGAAGAAGTTTTACCTTCTTCTATTAGCTTTTCCTTATAACGGTTACGCCATACACAAATAATATTGTCACACAGGTTTCTTATGTGTGAACTGCCCATAATGTTTGTAGCGTCAGGTATTTCGTTTTCATCTTTAAGTTTTCTTGTATGTGCAACCAAAAAAATAGAAATATTCAAATCACGTGCCGAAACTGCCAATCTATCAGTAAACAATTTTTGTGCCTCTAATGACTCTTCACTAATATTACTTATTTTCATTAAACTGTCAATGATAAATATATCAACACCTAGGATATGCTTGGCATAATATAATGTTGCTATCATATCGTCAGACGTTGTAGTTCCTAACTGGTCGTAAATGTATAGCTTTTCTTTTGCCCTGTCACAAAATTTTCTAATGTAATCCTCTGTTGGCTCTGGTGAACCTAATGCTTGAGTAATCATTCTAGCTAATGTTAATACAGGGCGCATTTCCAAAGATGCTATTAGGCATTTAGTGTTCTGTTTCATCATAGCTAATACAACTTGCGATAACCACATAGATTTACCATGCCCAGA